GGCCGGCGGCCAGCCGCGTGCCCGGCCAGGGCCTTGCGCGCCGGGGGTTGCAGGTCGGTATAAACAGCGGTTTCCGGCGAAGCGCCGGCCAGTAGAGCGCCAATGGCCTTCATGCGCGCCACCGCGCGGCGGCGCCTGTCAGAGCCTGCGAAAACGCAGGGCGCCCAATACGGGCAGGTGTTGCGAACATGCCGTTCCCCAAGCAGCGGGCTTGCTTAGAAGGGGCGCGACGTCTAAACTCTGACCTTGCCGAGTCGTTCGAGCTTTTTTGTTCGTCGATCCCCGAGAACCCTAGGCTGCCAGGCCTGGGGTTTTCTTTTTTCTAAGTCCCTGTTTTTTCGTTAAGTCCTGTTTGGCGGTTCCGCCAAGTGCCGAAACTATAGCACGCGTTCCGCCGGGTTCACTATGAGTGAACTATTTTTTTTTGCCAGGTGATCGAGCGGCCCCTGCAGGACCATCAAGGCCAGCACCTGGCCGCGCGGGGCGTCACCATCCAGCGAGGCATTGCGGACCAGCTCTGCGAGATAGTCCCGCGCGGCCTCTATCGTGTCGCGGTCATCCGCGAAAACCAATGGGTTGTTTGCAACCGACATAAAGGGGCTCCCTCCTAACTGCGTCGTGTCCTGCCGGGATTGTATCGGCTAGGCATTAAAATGCTGTATGAATTAACAGTGTGGCGGCTTGCCACCTGTAAATAAATTAGGCACAAGGCGTAGCTGCACCCGCCGCGGCAGGCCTCTCAGACCATCCGATCTACGGGCGCGCACCTCATGGTTATAACGGCCCGGCCGCGGCGCTCCACCTCTCGCGCTACCCGTAGACGCTCGCCGGGAACTTGCAGACCGGCATGCAAAAGTTGAAGGCCTGGCCCATGCTCGGGTCTTGCAGCTGGTAAATGGGGTTGTGGTTGATGGTAATGTTCAGTACGCGCGCGCTCGCGCTTATCAACTCCACGCCCGCGAAATCTGCAAGCCCAAAGAACACCGCGCCCCGGTCAAACCCACTTACGCCGATAAAGTCATCCGCCGCGACAGGCAATCCTGACGTATAGCGCCCCACTCCGTTGCTTGTTGATTGGTGCGCCCAGCGTTTTGTAAACCTGTCGAATAAAGCCGGGGCGTCTGTCGAGTTAAAAATAACCTCGCCGCTGCCGTTTTCGTTATACATTTCGACGCCGTAGTCTTCGGCGCTTGGGCTGTCGGAATACTTGCACGCTACATATTCCAAAACATGGTCGATCAAGTTGTTAACGCCCGCCGCGGCGGCCGTAATCTTGAAGCCGGTCCAGTTGCCCGGCGACCCGATGAAGGTAAAATAAACCGACACCGAGGCGCGGTTAAACGATGCCACCCGCACGAATATTTCAGGGGTGGCGGTCGTTCTGATCGGTTTCGCCAGGGTGACGGTGCCGTACCCTGGGCGGTCCGAGTAACTGGACCTTACGTTGACCGTGCCTCGCTCCGAAAACACCAGTAGCCGGGCGTTATTGGATATCGTCACTACATTGCTGTTGTTGGTTGCCTCTAATCCGAATTCAGCCATTACGCAAGCACCTGCACAACAACAACCGACGCCGCCACGGTGTTCGTGCGACTGTAGTTGTACCAATTGTCGTTCCGGTATTCCCGCCAATTAACATAGGTCACAATCCCGATCTTCCCAGGGCCGATATCGCGAAAAGTGGGCGTAAAGCCGAATCCGTCGTCATAGCCTGGCTGGTCATACCCTGCATATACAATTGGCTTAATCACCACAAAGCATGTAGCGGGGTCATAACCAGGCACGGCGAATTCGATAAGATCAGTACGCCATCCGTTTTGTATCGCGCCGCGTCCCTGCTTGGCGATGGTGGTTTCAAATATCTTTTTGAGGGTGAAATGCTGCATGCCCAGGGTCAGTTGGGCAGTGGCCGCATATAGCTCAATGCCGAATTCACTCATCGCAATTTCCCTATCTTTACCCGCAGCACGCCGTTCTGGTCATATACCCGCAGCGACTCGTTATCCATCGTGATGCGCCCGCCGCCGGCCACCGCACCGTTGATTTCGAACGTCCCGTTCTTGTCCAGCCGCCAGCCGGTTTGCCCGGCGACGTAGTTCGTCGACTGCAGCGCCGTGGCGATCTTGGCCATGCCGATGGTGCCGTCACCGATCACCGCCGAGTTGATAAACACTTGCCCGCCCTGAATCACGAACGGCGTGCTGATCGCCCCGTTGGCCACGTTGATGACGGCAAAGCGGTCGGCCTGAAACAGCACCTGGCTTTGCATGCCCTGCGGCGTGTTCTCGATGCCGATGCCCATGCCGGCGGCGTAATACTGCCCGCCGCTGGTCACGCCCAATTTCACCGAGTACATGGCCTGCAGCTTGCCGTCGAGCGTGGCCACCGCCTGGCTGGTCTGCTCGACCGTAGCGGCCAAGTCCTCGCCCAGCTCGGCTTCCACCGTGTCGATGCGTTGTGCCAGGGCACTGACCGCCGTGGCACGGGCGGTCTGCTCGCTGGTGATGGCCGCTGCGTTCTGGCCGACCTGCGCCGTTACCGCGTCGATGCGCACGCCAAGGGCCATGTCTTCGGTGGCGCGGGCGGATTGCTCCGACCACACCCCTGCCAACACGGCCGTGCTGCCGGCGTTCCAGCCGGTTTCACCGGCCAGCGGCGGGTTGATTTGGGCATAGACCCCATCGACCCGCTGCGCCAGGGCGCTGTCGGCATTCACCCGCGCAGTTTGCTCCGCGCTCATCGCGGCGGCGTTGGTCGCGTTCGCGGCCGTCACCGTGTCGATGCGCTGCCCCAGCGCGGTGTCGGCGGTAGTGCGGGCGGTTACCTCTGCCTGAATAGCCGCGGCGTTGGTCCCATTGGCGGCCGTCACCGTATCGATGCGCTGCCCCAACGCCGTGTCGGCGGTGCTGCGCGCCGTCTGTTCCGTCGTAATCGCCGCTCCACGGGCTTGAGCTTCCTGCAGCAGCGCCGCCGCGCGGGCATCGGTTTCGGTCTTGATGCGCGCGGCCACCGAGCCGGCCAGGGTGTTCGGTCCATCGATCAGGTTGAGCCGTTCCTGCAGGTGCTGGCCCAGCGCGCTTTCACTGATCTGCCCGGCCACCGCGTCCAGAATCTTGCTGGCGTCGACGCTCGACTGCCCCATCACCCATGCCGACCAGGGGCCGACGTTGCCGGTACGGTCCACCAGTCGCCCACGGAAATGGAACGTCGTGCCTGCCGCCAGGCCGGTCAGGGTGTGCCCGCTCGCCGGGTATGGGTAATCGCCCAGGTGCATGGCGCCGGTGGCGCTCGGGGCGGTGTTGTATTCGATTTCCGTGCGCTGGGTATCCGCCGCGCCTTCTGCGGGAAAGGCCCAGCCCAGGCGAATACCGAACAGCTCGGGCGTGGCCGTCAACGAGGCCAGCGCAGGCGGCGCGCCTTCCTTGCCATTAAGCAGCGTTTCGGCGCTGAACGCCGGCAGCGAGGCCACACCCATCGGGTTGACCGCGCGCACGCGCACCAGATAGCGGCCGGCATAGATGCCCGCCACTTCAAAACCCTGGCCCGACGTGCGCGGCACGGCCAGCCACTGGCCGTCATCCTTGCGCCATTCGGCTTCATAGGCCACCGCCCCCGGTGCCGCCTGCCAGGCGGCGCGCAGGGTAGTAATGGCAATGCCCTGGCTGACATGGGTAAAGCTGGTGACCGTGACGCCTGCGGGCGGCGCCTGCACCCCCGCCGGCACAACCGAAATAGGCCGATCCTCCAGCCGCGCCCCGGTATCGACGGCAGCGTACTTGTTCGGGTCGTGCTGCACCGCGTTGATTTCAAAAATGCCGCGCTCGGGGCGGGTGATGCCAAGCACTCGATAGAGCTGCGGCGTCAGGTCGGCCGCGTCGAGCGTCCAAACCGCCTGAGCCTGCGGCACCTCGCTATAAGCCGTCGTGACAGTCACGGTACGGCCCGTAACGCTCTGCACCGTACGGCCCTCGGCCGTGCCGCTGGGCAGGTTAAGCACAAGCCGGTCGCCCGCCTGCACCTGGGCGTCACGGTCGAGCGTGATCTGCCGGCCAGATACCAGGCTGATACGGCCGCCCAGGGGCCGCCCGGCGAGCAGCTCGTCGGCCACGGCGATGATGTGCCCAGGCAGCGGAATGGCGCCGTCCAGACCCACGCTAAAATTTACCGATCGGTCGCGGCTATTGGTCATCAGCGCCCATTGCCCGCGGCGGTTGGCTTCGCTGCGGCGGGTGCAGCCAATCGCCGAAATATCCAGCTGGTTGACGCCGTAACGGCGCACCAGGGCATTGTTGGCCACCGGCTCGATATCGCTTTGATAGCCGTTCGCCGGGTCGTCAAAGCTCACCAGCGCCATGCTGTGCCGGGTTTTCTGCGACGTGCCCGAATACGTAAACCGCCCGTCGATGACGTTCGCGCGGGTGAACTGATAGTCAACGTCGCGCGGCATGTCGGCCACGGCCGTCATTTGCGAGTTCGCCCAATAGCTCATGCCGCGGAATATCGCCGACAGGTCGCGCAGCGCGACCCAGGCGTCAGCCTTGGACTGAAAATAGACGTTGCAGGTAAAGCGCGGCTCTTGCCCGCCCTTGCCGTCCGGCACAAGCTGGTCGCAATACTGCGCAATGCGGTACAGCTCCCACTTGTCGACCTGCGCCATGTTGATGCGGCGGCCCAAGCCGAAGCGCGGCGACAGCACCAAGTCATACCAGACCCAGGCCGGGTTATCGCTCCAGGCCCATTTAAACGTGCCATCCCACAGCCCGAGATAGGTGCGCGTGGCCGCATCGTAGTTGCTCGGCACGCGCAGCACGCGCCCGCGCGTCTCGACCGACACCTGGGGAATAGCCTGAAACTGCGAAGCGTCGAACTGCACGAACAGCAGCGCGGTGTTCGGGTAGCGCAGCTTCGCGTCGATAATCTCGGTAACAGCCTCTACGCGCATGGTGTCGGCTATCAGGTTGTCGTCGCGGTTCGCGGTCAGGCGGCGCACGCGCACCTGCCAGGTGCTGCCGGCCGGCAGGTCGATGCGATGCGAGCGCTCGTATTTGCTGGTGGTCTTGTCGTTCAGTGTGTAGGTGGCCACCTGCGCAAAGGCGCCGCCATCGGTGGCCAGGTCGATGGCGTAGTCAATGCGATAGCCCACAATGTCGCCATTGCTCTGCTGCTGCTGCAGCGAGGGCCACGCAAAGCGCAGGCGCACAGCAGACAGCTGCGGATTGCTCAGCGCGCGAACGTAGGGCGTGCCGCTGCGCAGCTCGATGCCGACCGATGTTTCGTTTTCGACCGAAGGCAGGCCGGCGATGTGCGTCTGGTGAGGCGTGCCGGGGCGGAACTCCCAAGTTACCCCTGGGAAATTCTCGGACCCATCGGCGGCAATCACCGGCGTGCCGTCCAGATAGATATCCCGGCCATCGAGCAGGCCATTACTACCGCCTGCGAACTCGCCTTCGCCCAGCGCGACAAGCACTTTCGCATAGGCCACCGACCGCACGCTGTCAGGGGCTTGCACTGGCGTGCGGGGCGTTTCGTCGCCGCCCTTGCGCCCAGCAATCGGGCGCACTTGGCCGCTTACAGTGTCAAGCGCTGCTGCATTCATGGGGCGTTTCCTTTGGACAAAAAAAAGCCCGGCGCGGGGCCGGGCTCGTTGGGCGGGGGAGTGGTTACATTTGGTCTTCGGCGTAGATACCGCCGGAAATGATCGCGCCGCCGATCCGGCGGCGGCCGTACAGCACCCCCACCGGATTGCCCATGGCCACCGTGTTGACCGGGCCGCCGAAGGCGTAGCTCGGGGTGTTGCCTGGGTCTTCGCGGCCTTTCAGGCCCTTGGCCTGGGGCGATAACATTTGCATCACGCCGCCAAAGGCCATGCCCGCGCCGATGGTGACCATCCACGTCTGGCCGAAATAGGCGCCGACGACGATCAGCACGGCGCCCAGGATGGTCTGAAACAGGCCCTGCTTTTTGCTGCCAATGATCACCGGCGCGATGCGAATGTCGCCGCGGCCACTGAATTGCAGCTCATCTTCGCCGATGTTTTGCCGGCCCTGAAAAACGGCATAGGCGAGCCCGCGCTGCTGGCTGCTGGCCAGGTACTGTTCCAGCCCTGGCAGCTGCGCACACAGCGCCCGCACGGCCTCGGCCGGGCTCTGCACCGCCAGCCGGAACACGCGCCCGAAGCGGGCGCCCAGCACGCCGTAAAGTCGCACCGTTCTAACCTGATTCATGCCGCCCCCTTGTAGCGCACCACCAGCGTGGTGCGGTCCAGCCAGTAACCGCCATAGGCCACGGTGCCGCTCAACCGCCCGTACAGGTGGTGCAGCAGTTGGCCGTCGCCGAGGTAGATGCCGCCGTGATTGGTTTTCGGTGCCTGCACTTGCATCAGCACCACGTCGCCGCGCTGCAGCGGGCCGGTGGCCGGCTCGAACCCAGCATCGGCAAACAGGTCGCGGTAGTGGTCGGCCTCGCCGTTCCACCATTCATCCGCGCGCGGGTAGTCGGGCAAGGTGATGCCGTATTCCAGTTGGAAGAAGCCACGAATAAGCCCGTAGCAGTCGTAATCGGTGCCATGCACGAAGGGCCGGCCGATCAGTGGCGGCACACCCTCTGCCGGCAGTAGGGTGTTCAGGTCGCCCTCGGGCCAGCTGAGGATGTACCAGGGCACGTCGCCGGCGTTGCACAGGGCTACGTCGGTATCGCTCGCGCGGCTGGTGGCGTCGGGGTGCGAATGCACCACGCCGATGACCGCGCCCAAATCCTCCGCGGCGGCGTAGTCGGCAGGGTCCAGCTCGAACCGGTCCTGGCCATCGGCGGCCAGGTTGCGACAGGGCACGTACTGATGGCGGCGGCCGATCTGCACGACCAGGCCGCAGCACTCGCGCGGGTATTCGGCGGCGGCGTGCTTGCGCACCGCGTCAAGAATGTGTTTTCGCATGCTTATCGCCTCAACAGGGCCGCACCGGGGAAGCCGCCGAAGGGCAGCGGGTTGTTCGCGCCAAAGCGCGCTTTGCAGTCGCCCAACAGGCCGCCGCAGCGATCCTTGGCCGGGTCATCGGTCGGCGTGCCGTCCAGCTCGGCCACCGGGCCGCCTGAATAACCGCAGTCCGCGCCCCGGTATTCGCCGCACATTGCCCAATGACAGAGCCCATGGATTTGCCGGGCAGGAATCTGCAGGCCCTGCACATCGCCCGGCGAATTGAGTGCGAACTGCACCGACTCGCCCGACTCGCTGGTTTTCTGGTCGATGAACCACGTTTCGACCCGTTCCTGGGTCGGGTCCGCGGTCGCGTTGCCAGCCTCGAAATTCCGCGCGTCGAGGTAGTGAGCGAAGGTGTCGCGAATCACCACCTTGGCCTGGGCCAGATCGTCGAAAGCCAGGCACAGCGCGCTGATCGAGCTATAGATATTGCCGACGCTCAGGGTCGGCGTCGGCGCACCGCCGTCGCCACTGACCTCCAGCCCCTCGATCTGCACCGGCCAGGCGCGGTACTCCTGCCCCTGCCACCAGATCGGCTTGGCGGGCAATTCATCGGGCGAAGCGGCGGCCGCGGCCAGCTCGGCAGGGGTATGCGCAATCTGGTGCCCATGAAAGCGCACCACGTCGCCACCGAAGGCCGTGCAATCGACCTCGAATAGCCGCACCTCGCTGCCAGGTTCCAGCAGCTGCACGTCGGCATTTATGCCCATGGGTCACTCCCCATTGTCGGGACGGGTGAAACTGAAACCGCCGCGCGGGTCAAGCTGCCAGCCAGGCCCTTTAACGACAAACCCCGCACTCGGCGGGGTTTGTGGGGGTTTCGTGACGGGTGACGGCGGCGAATGCTCGCGGGCCAGTTCGCCCAGGTACGCCAGCTGGCAATGGCGCAACGCGCCCAGGCGGTCGCGCCAAAACAGCCAGTTGATAAGCCGTTCAGCCAGCCGCCAGCGGCGCTTGGCAGGCGTGCGCAGCTGGGCGCTGCGGTAGGCCCGGCTCGACAGCGTTTCGTCGACAAAGCCCCACAGCAGCGCGTTGGCGAGCTGGTCCAGGGCGATCAGCAGCGACAGCCAGTAGGGCCGCCGGCCATGGCGGGCTTGGTAGACCTCGGCATCGAGCTTATTCATAGGTGGCCACCCACAGCCGCGCCTGTTCGGCGCCGGCCAGGTGAAGCGCTTCGGCCAGCTCGTCGCCCGTGACTGTCACGTCCTCGTTATTGGCCAGCGTCCAATTGACCGTCGCGCCGGCGCCGGCTTCCTGCAGGCCGAGAATCGCCCGAGCCATGCGGCCCTGGCTGGTTTCGTCGCCATCGAATACCCGCCCGCTGCTGGTGGTCACCTTGATGGCCGCCACAGCCTCGGCCCGGCGCAGCTTCCAGGCTTCGCGCGCATCCTTGGCGGCCTGCTTGGCTTTGTCGTCGGCGGTAATCATCCGCGAATAGTCGATGCTCATGCGGGCAGTTCCTCGGGCTCGTCGATGATTTCAGGCGCCGTCGACGGTGCGGGATCGGACGGCAGATCAATCGGGCCGTCAGTGGTGACGTGCAACGGCTCGGGAAACGCCACGGCGCGCGATGGGTTAGGGCCGTGCGGCAGGCGCAGAGTCAACCGCAGCTCACCGTCGATGCGCTCGACCGGGCCGGCGATCCATTCCGAATCGATAGCGTCAGCGGGCAACGTGGCGCCGTCTGGTAGCTGATTGAAATCGAACTCGACGCCGTTGATGCTCAGCACGTCGCCTCGCAGCGAGGCGGTCAGGGTTTCATCCAGGCGGACGGGGGATAGGGTGATGTGCATGACGTGCTCCTGTTAGTACCAGCGACCGATAGCAATGGCCTGAATGTACACAGCCGTCCCGGCTTGTCTGAGAGCAATGTCAATCGCTCGCAGAACAACGTTCGTAGTTGCAGTCGCGGAACGACTATGGCCCCACGATGCGGAGGTCCCCCAGTTGAAGGCAGGAGGCGGCACCGCCGGGACTTGGCTGAAGGGGGCGGGGAATGTCCAGGTCCTAGTTCCTGTAAACAGAGTGCCGTACGGGCTGTCTATAGCCTGATCCGTGACGACGATGGTGAGCGTACATATCTGCGTCCCATCCGCGAATCGCACATATTCACCGTTCGCATTACTCCCGCGCTCGATGACCGCCCCGGTGGGTACGCCGCCGGATTGAGAGACGCCGCCGAGGATGTTTCCCGTATGCAGCAGGCTGACCGGTGGCCCCCACGCGTCTGCGTTCTTCACTCGCATTCTTGCTGTTGGCGGATTTTGCGCCGACATTGCGAGCTGCACGGCATACCCAGCGTTTTGCTCCACATGGATTGTTTGCCCGATCAAATTGCCGAGCATCGTGCCGGCTGTATTGCTTGAAACTCGATACACGCCGTTTGCGAGTGCTGCATTGGCGTCGGCAATGGTATTTGCAACACCCTGTAGTTGACCCCATCCAAACGCCCCCACCGCCATCAGCGCCCCTGGCGTGACATCGGTCGCCGACTGCTGCGCCAACTTGCTCGCCGCATGCGTGGGGTTGCTGAAATTCGCGTTCAGCCTCTCGAACGCCGTGCGCGCCGAGTCGCCCCCGGCGCCGGTTCCGGTGGCGCCGAGGTTTACTTGTTGAATCGCCATGGATTACCTCACGGGTGGAAAGCTTGCTCGAAGCTGGCGGAAAGGGTGTAGATGCCACCCCCCGCCGCGGTCAGGGTGAATTCGGTGGCCTGCTTGTATAGGCCCAGCTCGCCGAGGGGCGGCGTCCACAGAAAGGCCTTGGCCTTGCCGTGGCGGCGCAGAAAGTCGCGAATGGGCACGATGTACGCCTCGCGCCCGGTGAACTGCAGGGGCCAGCCCTGGGACTGGCTGTTGAGGCCATCGCCGACCGACTGCGCGAAGCCGTCGCCGAATTTCGCCGTGCGGGTGCGGTCGTCGAAGGTGCCCACGGCGCCCACGCGGGGCGACCATGTGAAGGTTTCAAGCGCCACAGTCAGCCCCTCCCGTTCATGTTGCGATAGATCATCCCGCCCGGCTTGAGGCTAGCGGCGGTCAGCTGCTGCCAGCGCGTATCAACGAACCGCCCCAGCTCGGCGCCGAACTGCTCAACCCCCGCCGTGGCGGACACGTCCGAACTGCCGTCGTTGTTGATGACGATATGCACCTGCGGCGCACCGCCACCGCCGGCAGCACTGCCGTTGCGGTTGGCGAGAAAGTCTTTCAGGTCGCCATTGGTGCGCTTGTCGACCACCCGTTCGCCCTGATCGAGCAGCCACGTGCCTTCGCGCGGGATGTTGTCGATGCCGTCGTGCGCCATGCCGGCCAGGGTGGTGGCGGTGATCATCCCGACCGAGGCATAGCCCATGCCCCGGATCAGCGAAGCCGCCGGTATGCCCATGATCGGCCCGAGTTCCAGCGCCTTGGCGGCGGCCACTTCGGTGGAAACCACCGCTTGCGCGATGGCGGCCGCCTTGCTGGCCAGAAACAGCACCTTGTAGGCGGCCGAGCCCTCGCCGGCCATTTCCTTCATCATGTCCGCCGCGTTACCCGTCACGTCGGAAAACATGCCGAGCGTAGCGACCTTGTAGGCATCGCCCAGGCTGGCCAGCTTGGCGTTGTTCTCAGCGGTGATTTCCGCCACGCGGGCGGTGTGCGTTTCTTCGTTGATCAACTTCTTGTCGAGAAACGCCTGCTGGTTGGCCAGCTCGGTTTTACGCCACTCGGCCAGGGCCTGTTCGGCCTCGGCGACTTTCACCAGCTCGCCGGCAGCGCCGCCGACACTGGCATCAAGCCCGCCAAACTCGGGCGATTCGCTCAGGGTGGCCTTTGATATCCGCTCAGCCATCTGGCTGCGTTCTGTGTCACTCAGCCCCGCCATCGCTTTGAGCAGGTCCAGGCGCTCGCGCATCTGCGCGGTCAGCTTTTCCTCGTCGGTCATCAGCTCGCGCACCAGGGCGGCGTAATCGCTGGCCTGCTTGGCTTGCGCGGCGGCCAGGGCCTTGGCGGCCTTCTCGGCCTCTTTGGCGGCGGCCTTCTGCGCCTCGGTGACCACCGCGACGGCTTCGCCGGTGGCTTGGGCGGCCTTGCGGCCTTCGACAGTTGCCAGGGCGGCCGCATCGGCGGCGGCCATGGCTTCGTCAACCAGCTGCGCGAACGCGGTGCCCGCCAGCGGCTTTTCCAAAGTGGCGGTGATGTTGGCCGACGCTTCGCGGGCAATGCCAAGGGCCTGCTGTGCCGAGGCATTCATTGACTCGATTTCAAGCGTCAGATCGACGCCAGGAATGGCGTTCAGCGCCTCCAGCACGTCGGCAGCCATGTCGATGGCGTAAAACCCCACCGTAGACAGCATGCCGATGATGGTGTCGGCGGTCACGCTGAACACCCGGCCCACGCCATCGGCAGCATCGGCCACAAAGGCCAGCGCGCTGACAGTCTTGCCCACGGCGCTCTGCACCATGTTGCCCATGCCGCCGGCTTCCTCGGCGCTGCGCAGAAACTCGTCGCCGATCAGCTTGAGGATGGGGGCCAGCTCGACCGTCAGCTGCTTGGCGGCGCCGTCTGACAGCAGCCCGAAGGTCGACATGGCGTCGTTGGCCATTTCGACCTTGGCGGCGTCCACATCGGACAAATTGAGGCCGAACAGCTCGACCTGGCGCGCGGCCTCGGCGATGGTCGCCGGGTCGAGCATCTGCATCATCGTCGCGCCTTCTTCGCCAAATATCTTGCCGGCGACGGCAGCACGCTCGCTGGCCTGCACGTTGTCGCGCAGGGCTTGGTTAATGGTGGCCAGCCGCTGGTCGAGCGGCATATCGGCAACGGCCTGGGCGCTCAGCCCGAGGCGGTCGAAGGCGGCGGCCTGCTCTTTCGAGCCGGCAATGGCCTGACCGAGGCGTTGTTCCAGGGCTTTGGCGGACACCTCGATTTTGTCCATGCCCACGCCGGCCAGCTCGCCAGCACGGCCCAGCACGGACAGGCTTTCATAGGTGGTGCGCAGGCGCTGTGCGCTCTTGGCCTGGGTGTCGATCAGGTCGCGCTGGCTCTTGACCAGCAGCGTCAGGCCGACCACGGCAGCGGCCGCGCCGGTGGCCAGGGTGGCGCCCACCACTTTGCCGGCCTTGGTGGCCGCCGCCTGAATGTCTGCCATGCGCTTTTGCGTGTCGCGCGAGGCCTTGTCCAGCGGTCCGGTAAAGCCGCCAATCTTGGCAATCAGGTCCAGCGTAAGGGTGCCCAGCGAGTTGGATGCCATGGGTTTCTCCGGGCAATAAAAAACCCGCCGAAGCGAGTTTTGTTGAATCAGCTGGTGGCGGTCAGCCGTGGTTCCACCAGGCGCCGAAGCGGCCAGCGAAATACAGAGCAAGCCCCGCCAGAAGGGTCAGCACGCCACCGGGCTGGACCTCGGCGACCATCAGCACGACGCCGAGGCACGCCAGCAGGCCGCCCAGCAGCATGCGGCCTTTGTAGCGTTTGCCGGTTTGTTCGGTAACGGTTGGTTTCATCGGTGGCGCTTCCTTGTGAGAAAAACGCCACTGTAACGCCATCAGGTCCATGTCTCCATCGCCTGTTCCAGGCTCAGTTCCGGCTCATCGTGGTGCGTGGCGAAGCTGTACGGGGTGAAGCCCTCGGGGCGCTTGCTGTTCATGGTGGCGTACAAGGCCGCCAACTGCGCACTGCCCCATTCGACCCGCATACCGACGTTAAGCGAGCCACGGCGCTCGCGGTACGCCTGCCACTGGCGGAACTCGGCGAAGCTCAACCGCTCTTTGGCATCGGCGATTGTCCGGCCGCCGATGCCGCAGAGGACAAGTTCGTGCCAGATTTCGTCGACGCTTTCGGCTTCGCCTTCTTCTTTCCCAGCCCGTTAACCTCGCCGATAGCCTGCAGGAAGGCCTCGGTCAGCTCCGCGCACAGCGGGCCGCGCTCGGGGTCGGCGCTGCCGTCCACGTCGGCGGCAGTCATCACGGCGCGGCCTTCGGCGTCGCAGATGCAGCTCGCGATTTTCTGCGCTATCGGGTCGAAGCCTGCAGCGGTCGCGGCCTTGTAGCCTTCCACCAGGGTGGCGTAGGACAGGCGCCGCACGTACACGTCGGCGGTAAAGCTCTCGCCGTCTTCGTTCGCCCAGGTAATGGATTTGAGGACCGGGGCGCCGGTAAAGGCGCCCGAGCTTTTCAGGGTGTCGAGTGTCAGCTGCATGATTAGACCGCCGCCTTAGGTTGCCAGGTGCCTTTACCCGAACGCTGAATGGCCAGCTGAGTGGTCACCACGGTGTTGCCTTGGAAATCCATCGGGAAATCGGCCACATAGCCCTCGAAGATGAACCATGTGCGCGTGGTCGGCAGCGTGACCGTACTGGTGGCCTCGTCATACGTCGGCGCGGCGGTGCCGTCACTCCAGCCGATGTAGAACGTGCAGAGTTCGTCGCTGTCGTCCTGCGACAGCTCGTAGAGCTTCACATGCTCGGCTTTGCGCGGGTCGGCCTGCAGGCCGCCAGTGGCCTGGCCAGGGGTGCGCAGACCCTTGGTCGACGTTTTGTCGCCATCTTCCAGGGTGGTGGTGTCGATCTGATCGGCAGGGGCGCCGCCGGGGTTGAAGCCGGTGATGCCGCCGAGTTTTAGCACGGCGGTGGCGGCCGGGGCGAGCATGAACAGCGATGTGCCTTGCGTCTTCATGGACATTGGGCGGGTTCCTCTGCAGGTTATTTCAGGCGTAAAAAAACCCGCCGGGGCGGGTTGTCAGGGGGTGTTCGGTCAGCGCGGCACAAGCCAATCCACGTCGAAACCGGCGCGGTAGCTGCCCGTCTCGGGGTCACGTGGAGGGCCGGCCCAGCGGGTAATCGTGCCGTGTGGCTCGATGGCATCGCGCAGGGCGATGCGCACCGCCTCGGCGCTATCGGGCGTGGCGGCGTAGATATCGACCTGCAGGCTGTAGCCGTCCATGTCGGCACCGCCTTCGAGCAGGCTTTCAGGGTCGCCGGTGATCATCTGCCACACGGCATAGGGCCGAGCCACGCCCTCGGGCGCTGATCCGAACGGGAACAGCCGCACGGGGCCGGCGCCCAGCAAGGCGGTTACGGCCGCCGAGGCGGCGCAAACGGGAAAGATCGGTGGCATGGGTCAGCCTTTGGCTTTCGCGGCCTGCCTGGCGGCACGCTTGATGGCGCGGGCCATGGCCAGGCTGTAGTTGGAAACGAAGGCGTCCGTGACGGCGCCGATGTGGGCGGCGAGCGCCTTGCGCATGAATGGCCGCGTGGCCATCTTC